CCCGTTCCCCTAGAAAACTCTTCTTACAAAAAAAGCTCCGCATTTTCTGATCATGCTTGCATTTTAACCGCAGCAAAAACCTTGCACAATTTAATGAGAAACTTTTTAAATGATAGACATTATATTATTTACAAAATGTTATTCGTAGATCATTTAGATGAAGAGGTTATAGCTATGACTTTAGGTTATAAAACGACAGAAAAAGGCAGAAAAGCTGGATACAAACAAATAAAAAATTTAAAGAATCTTTACAAAAAAATAGCTAAACAACTATTAGAAAGAAATGATATATTTTTATGAATAACCAAATGGCATCGCATTATCGACTTTCTAAAGAAGAAAAGCAGAAAAGTCTAGACTTATTTAAAAAACATGATGGAAATTTGATCAAAGTTATTAGAGAGTTGTGGAATAGCCCAGATGAAAAAGGCACTACTAGTAGGGGGAGAGCGATACGAGAATTCTGGATAGAACAAGGCTTAAAGTATAGAACAAAAGTAAAAGAAAAAAAAATAAAAACTTCACCTTTACCACCTCAACCGACAATAAAAACAACAACGCATTCTGATTATGCTGAAAAATCTGACGCTAAACCTTTTTTATCGTTAGAGGAGCAAGAGTTTATAAAAAGACACTATACTCCAGATTTAACAAAAAAAGAAGTTGCTAAAATAATTTGGCCAGAAGAATCTAAACGTAGAAAGTTTTTTGAAAGTCAAAAATTTGTTTTAATGTCAGAATTTATTAATAGTGAATTTGATCAAATAAATTTAAGAGATGAAGTCGTAGCGGAAAAATATTCTCCACCAAGAGCTTTGACTACATTGATAAGGAGGATAAACAAAATTATCATGAAAGAATTTGATATAGAAAAAATATCCATACAAGATAGAAAATGTTTGGAGAGGCTTTTAACATATCTTTCTGCGCCAAGATTTATACAGGTTATCAATTCTTATATTACTAAAGAAGCTAGAGATTTATTTGAAAGCGAATATATTCGTAGCTCTTGGGATAAGCCAGACTTAACATCAGACGAGTTAAATTTGTATATTAATGTTTGTATGGATTATGTTAACCTTAGAGAAATAGAAATCCAAAAACAAAAATTGAATCAAATGTTTGACGAGACTGAAGGGCAAAACGATTTAACTATGAGACTAACAGAGATGTTAAAAACTAAAGCTGAAGAATATAATCAATGTACAAATCGTATAGATAAAATGCTTGCTAAGTTAAATGGAGAACGCTCTAAAAGGATTCAAAATCAACATCAACGAAATGCCTCAATCATTTCTTTAGTTCAATTGTTTCAAGATGAACAAGAAAGGAAACTAATGATTCAGATGGCAGATATGCAAAAGAAAGTTGTTTATGAGGAAGCGGATAGGCTGGAGCAAATGTCGGATTGGAAAGCTAGAGTTTTAGGTATAAGTAAAAATGATGCAATATGAATTAAGCTGCAAAGTTTGCGATAAGCCTTTTGCAAAATTAGGATCTTTACACAAACATATCAAGCAACATGATATGCATTTGGCAGAATATTATGTTAAGTTTTATGCTCGTAAAAATTTATTAACTGGAGACCTTTTACCTTTTAAAGATGTCGAGAGTTATTTTAATAAAGATTTTACAAATAGAATTCAAATGAATAAGTGGCTTGAACAACTAGACCCTTTAGATGCTCAAGAATACATTCAATCCAAAATACTTAGAAGGGTTTATGATAAAAAAAGAAATTTTTTACCTTTCCATTTGGAGCTTGAGCACTGCTTTTTGCCTAAACTAGATATTATAAAAAAGATGTTTGGCAGTTACTCTCATTTCGCTAAATCATGCGATTTAGATTTAATGTTTGACAAAAATATTCCGTTAGATTTTTTCGATGGAGATTTGCCTAAAGATATAGAAATAGCAATAGATACTAGAGAACAAAAACCTTTAGATTTTAAATTTAACACAAAAAAACACAAATTATCTTTTGGAGACTACACTTTGTTAGGTGATCATTATAGTTATACATTTGTAGACAGAAAATCTTCAAATGATTTCTGTGGAACTTTAACAACAGCTAATCTAGATAGGTTTAGAAGAGAGATTCAGTTAACGCAAGACATGGACGCATACATGTTTGTAGTGGTAGAATCTTCTTTAGATAAAATTATAGCGGAACAAAAATACTTTAAACGCAAAGCTAGTATAGATTACATATTAAAAAATATGCGAGATATTATGTATGATTTCCCTAGAAGATGCCAGTTTATTTTCACGGGAGGAAGAAAAAATTCAAAATTCTTGATTCCACGCATATTATATTACGGAAAAGATTTATGGGGGTCGGACCTTCAATATTTTATAGACCATGAGTTGGCAAAAAGGAAATCAAAATAGACCGCCGTCAAAAATAAGGACTAACGAAGAATTATTATCTTTAGAAGGTTTTTTAGAAGAGCATGAATCAAAACTTGCTCTTTATGAATTTTTAAGAGGTAATGTTTCTTTCGCTGCAGATTTAATATTTGGAATTAAGTTATTTCCGTTTCAGCATATGGCCGTAAAGTCTATGTTTGAGACTGATTATTTTTTAGGTGTTTGGAGTCGTGGAATGTCAAAATCTTTTTCTACGGGTATTTATGCTGCATTAGATGCGTTATTAAACCAAGGGGTAGAAATAGGTATAATCTCAAAATCTTTTAGGCAGTCTAAAATGATTTTTAAAAAAATAGAGGATATTGCCGCTAAACCTGAAGCAGCTTTTTTTAAACAGTGTATTACTAAAGTTTCAAAAGGTAACGATGAGTGGTTGATGGAAATTGGTAGAAGTAGAATACGAGCTTTACCTTTAGGTGACGGTGAAAAATTGCGAGGTTTTCGTTTTCAAAGAATTATTATTGATGAGTTTTTATTGATGCCAGAAAGGATTTATAATGAGGTTATAGTCCCGTTCTTATCTGTGGTTGAAAATCCTACTCAAAGGCAAGAGGTTCATGGTCTAGAAAGCATGCTTATAGAGCAAGGTAAAATGAAAGAAGAGGATCGTTTTATATGGCCTAACAATAAATTGATAGCTTTATCTTCTGCATCTTACAAATTCGAATATTTATATAAACTTTATAATCAGTTCGATTTTTTAATAACTCAGGAAAACAAAAGAGATAAAGCTTCTCGGTGCATTATGCAATTTGGTTATGATTGTGCTCCTAATCAATTATACGATCAAAACCTTGTTAATCAAGCTAAAGCTACAATGAGTCAATCTCAGTTTGATAGAGAGTTTGGAGCTGTTTTCACCGATGATAGCTCTGGTTACTTCAAGACTAGCAAAATGGCCTTGTGCACAGTGTCTGAGGGCGACTATCCGTCTGTGGAAGTAAAAGGAGATGCGGGAGCTAAATATATTTTAGCATTCGATCCTTCTTGGTCTCAAACAGAGGGTTCAGATGATTTTGCTATACAAATTTTAAAAATACACGATGAAGAAAAAAAAGCAACTGTGGTTCATAGTTATGCTTTATCAGGAACATCTTTAAAGCATCATATATTTTATTTTAAATATTGTTTAGATAATTTTAATATAGTTCAAGTAGTTGGTGATTACAATGGAGGGGTACAATTTATACAAGCATGTAATGAAAGTGAAACTTTTCAATCAAAAGATAAAAAACTTAAAACAATTGATGTGTCATTCGATAATCCCGAAGATTACCAGTCGGATTTACGTAAATTCAAGGTGGAGTATAACAATTCAGATGATAAAATTGTTTATTTGAGAAAGCCAACCAGCAAATGGATCAGGCAGGCAAATGAATTACTGCAGGCGAACTTTGAGCATAGACGTATATTTTTTGCTTCTAGAGCTATAGATGAAGCCTACAGTAAGCAAAGAAATAAAAGTATACCTATTGATAAATTAAAGTTTTTAAGAACATCTGATGAATCTAAACAGTCAGCATCTGCAAAAATGATAGATTTTATTGAGCATCAATCTGACATGTTAGATTTAACTAAGAATGAGTGCGCTTTAGTTCAAATAACTACGACAGCCCAAGGTACCCAAACATTTGATTTGCCTCCTAATTTAAGAAGGCAAACTGGCCCAGATAAAGCTAGAAAAGATTCGTATTCTGCTCTTGTGTTAGGAAACTGGATGGCAAAGATACATTTTGATTCAAATGATAAAGGGATAGAAGATGCTTTCGAAACTTTTACTCCTATGTTTATTAATTAGTTGAAAGTTACATTTTAACTTTTATTATACTTTATAAGGAACTTTTATTCAACTTTGTGTAATATTATAAGATGTCAAAAAGAAAATATACAAAACGATCTGACTACTGGGATAAATTCAACACCCATAAAGGTCAACCATTGTCAGATATGTTTGAGGCTAACGCTAACCAGCAGGCTAACCAATATGAGCCTCAATTGGTAGGAGAGCCTTTTTATGCTTACGAATCTAAAGCTTACAGTAGAACATCTGTTAACGGTAATGAAGTGGCATCAAGAAGAAATAACGCAGCTATAGGTCCTAAAATTTTTCCATATGCGAATATTAGAAATGGTATGTCGCCATATAATTATGGTATTGATGGCGTTAATGTCAGGGATGCTATAGAGCTGTGCCAAAAAGCTTATTGCAATATCGCTATTTTTAGAAATTCTGTTGATATGATGTCGGATTTTGCTAATTCCACTTTGTACTTAGAAGGTGGCAGCGCAAGATCTAGAACATTTATTAATGCTTGGTTAAAGAAGATTAAAATTTGGAATTTAAAAGATCAGTTTTTTAGGGAGTATTATCGTAGTGGTAATGTATTTCTTTATACTATTGATGGAAAGTTTAATTTAGAAGATTTTACGAAACTTAGAAATATTGGTTTGATTGGTCAGGTCAATAAGCTGCCAATTAAATATATCCTTTTGAATCCTTTTGATATGGCGGCGAAAAGATCTACATCTTTTGAAAACGGGTTGTATGAAAAAATATTGAGTGAGTATGAGTTGGAGCGCCTTCAAAACCCGAAAACAGATGAAGATAAAGAGCTTTATAAGGCGTTAACTACAGAGATGCAAAAGAAAATAGATAAAGGTGGATATTATACCGATGGTATGAAAGTCCGCTTAGATCCTACAAAATTGAGGTATTCTTTTTACAAAAAACAAGATTACGAACCGTTTGCTGTGCCTTTTGGCTTTGGAGTTTTAGATGATATAAATTTTAAGATGGAGATGAAGAAGATAGATCAATCTATCTGTCGAACCATTGAGAACGTTGTATTATTGATAACAATGGGAACAACTCCTGATAAAGGTGGGGTTAATCCTCGTAATATCACAGCAATGCAAACTTTATTCCAAAATCAGAGTGTTGGGAGAGTTTTGGTTAGTGATTATACTACAAGCGCAGAATTTATTATTCCAGATCTTAAAAAGGTTATTGGTCCTGAAAAATATGAAGTTGTTAATCAGGATATTAAAGAAGGTTTACAGAATATAATCTTAAATCAAGAAAAGTTTGCTAGTACAGAAATTAAAGCTCAAATGTTTTTGCAACGTTTAAATGAAGCGAGAGAGGCTTTTCTTAATGATTTCTTACAAACAGAAATAAAAAAATTATGTAAGGATTTCGGTTTTAGAGATGTGCCACAAGCTAAGTTTGAAACTATAGACCTTAAAGATTCGGCTCAGGTTCAGCGTGTTATCACTCGTATGATGGAGCTTGGCATTCTTCCTCCAGAAGAAGGGATTAAGGTTATTGAAACTGGAGTTTTTCCAAAAGAAGCGGATTTAAGAAAATCTCAAGAACGTTTTATAGAGGATAGAAAAAAAGGATTTTACAACCCTATTGTTGGTGGTGTCCCATTCTACGAAGAAGAAGAAACTATTAGAACAGAAACTACAAATATACCTAAATCTCCCGGTAGGCCAAGTGGTGCAAAATCTTTTGCAAAAGAAAAATATTCTGTAGATGGTATAAAGAATATAGTAGATCAAACGAATAAGCTTTATGCTTTTATAACTTCCGAAGCTAGGTCCTCTTTTAAAAAGAAAAGATTGAACAAAGATCAAAAATCAATTTTAGCTCGTATATGCGAAAGCATCATTGTCTCTACTGAGCAAAACGAATGGGAACAAAAGGCAAAAGCCTGTTTAAATGATAACAGTTTAATGCTAAAACTTGATACTATGAAAAAGGTTTCAGAGATTAGCGCCAACCACTTATTAGACGATTATGCCGCTGCGATTTTATACCACAGCAATAAAAATTCCAAATTGCAATAAAAAAGTGTAATAACCATAGATGGATCAATCAGAATTCAAATACAAAACAAGTTTCAGCTTTAGCATTTATGCGACAAATGATTTAGAAAATGATTTGTCTATTAGTTTGGCATCGTTGAACAATTTGCGCCCTTTGATTCCTAGCTCCGTAGATCTTGAAAAAAATATTGATTTAGTTGGCGTTGCTTTTAACGCGGCTGTTGTCAATAAGTTTAATAAAAACGGTGACGGAATAAACTCTGAAACTGCCGATGAAATTTTAAAATATTTTGTATATAAGCCTACCAATATAGAGCACAAAAAAGAAAAAGTCGTAGGTCATATCGTAAACGCAGGATTCACAGATTTAAATAATGATAAAATTTTAACTTCTAAAGAGGCTACTTCTCGCAAAAACCCTTACTACATTTCTTTAGCTGCTGTAGTTTATAAGACAGTCAACCCAGAATTTGCTAACGCATTAATTCAAGCTAGTGATCCTGAGAGCGAAGCTTACAATAAAATTTCTGCAAGTTGGGAGTTAGGTTTTAATGATTACCATATAGCTGTCGGGTCTACAGATTTAGAACAAGCAAGGATAATAACAGAACCAAATGAAATAGAAGGTATGAAAAAATATCTAAAAAGTTTCGGTGGATCTGGTAAACTAAGCAACGGAGACCCTGTTTATAGGTTAGTAACCGGAGAAGTTTTTCCTTTAGGTATTGGTTTTACTTCTAATCCTGCAGCAGATGTTCAAGGAATTTTTATAGAAAAGAACGACGATATTACTCTAAAAGATTCCGAAGAAAACGCTGATGAATCAAAAAAACAAACAATTTCTATAGAAAATAGTAGAAAAATTTCACAAAACAGTGAAAATAATGTAAAAATAAATAATAATACAGATATCATGGATACCCAAGAAATCATACAAGAGTTCGGGAAAATTCTTGATAGCAAGCTTTCTGAAAAAGCTGAATTCTCGCAAGAGGCTGTTGCTAGTATCTCTACCTTTGTCGCTGACAAGATTAGAGAAAAAGATGTAGAGTTCCAGCAGGAGCGCGACACCTTAGAGCAAGAGAAAATTCAAGCTGCTGAAGACGCTGAAAAAGCAAAAGCTTCTATCACTGAGTTGGAAGAGAACCTAAAAACTGCTCAAGACAGGATTACTGATCTTGAGGGTTCTATCGCTGCACAACAAGCAGAAGAAATTTTCAATAGTAGAATGGAAACTGTCGATGAAGGATTTGATCTTTCCGATAGTGATCGTGCTATTATTGCAAAAGAAGTTCAAGCGCTGGATAGTTCAGAGGCGTCTTTTGAGACTTATCAGGAAAAGTTAAATTCACTTCTTCATCATAAAAGTAAAGCTTTTAAGTTGGAGCAAGAAGAACAGCTTTCCAAGAGAGTCGATCAAGAAGTTGAAAAACGTATTGCTTCTATCGAAGCTCCAGAACCAACGGCTACTCCTGAAAAGAAAGTAGAAGAAGTTAAAGCTTCTGAGACTGATGTCGAAGAAGTTTTAGATAGAGCAGAAGCTTCTGAAGAAGCTCCTGTTAATAACAATGGAGCTTCAGCTCAAGAAGAATCTCTTCTTGCAAAATTTAGCAAAGCTTTCAATAAAGAAAACATTCAAATTAAATATTAAAAATTATGGCACTTAGATTATTACCCTTCAGACAATATTCTGACAATGATGTGGTCAATTTGTTTGCAAACCAAACAGTTGACGCTACGCCTAGCACTAACGGAAACGGTAGTGCTGGAGTGATGGTCAAGGTATTAAGCGGCAATCTTAATAAAGACGTTATCGACTTGATCGATTCTAGCTATCTTGGAAAAACTGACTACCCCTTCTTGGGCGCAGATAAATATCCTACAGTAGCATTAAGAGCCACTGCTGCCACCGAAGACGCTCCCGTTCTCGGTGTAACCTTGAGACAAACAGTTGAAACCGACGAAAACGGTGAAAAACTCATCTATAATCCAGTTAAAAAAGACGAGCTTCAAGCTGTTCTTAGCGGACAGGCTGTGCCTGTAGCAACTAAAGGATTATTTACATTTGATGAGGCAGCTTTCGAGAAGGACGCAAATTTTGCTCCCGGTAATCTCGCTATTGTCTCTGCAAACGCAGGTAAACTCTCTGGTATTGCTTGGGCAAATACTTCAGGAGAAACCATTGTTGGTACCATTTTGGGAACTGGAAACAGGACTTCTCAGCTTGGTGTGGCTGATCAATTCGCAGGAACTGGCACAGCGCAATATGCGCTCGTACAGTTGGATTGCTCTTTAAGTAGCACTTATACTGCGTAATAAAAAGAAAGGACTTTAAAAATAATGAATATTACATTAAAAAGAACCGATGATCAATTGGAATTAGTCAAAGCGATGGCTTCACGTAACAGAGATGTTGCATATGCCGCTCAAGTCGCTTTAGCTGAATTTATTGGTCCAGTTTTGGCGGAAGTTATCAACAATGCTCCTACGATTAGTAATTTATTTACTTCTCTCCAGTTTAACGCTGATGACAACCCTTCCATTCCTTTGGACCTCTATCACGACATTTTCGACGAAGATTACATCAAAGTTTATAGCCAGTCTGTTGCTGGTGGTTTACCTACTAACTACGTGCAGCCAACTGCTGCTGAGTTAAAGTTCACCACTTACAGCTTAGATTCTGCTGTTTCTTTTGATCGTAAATATGCTTCTCGTTCACGTTTAGACGTTGTGGGCAAAACTTTCACAAGAGTTGCTCAGGAAGTTTTATTAAAGCAAGAGAGAACATCTGCTAACCTTTTGTTTACCGCTGCAGCTAACGCTAGCACTGGTACTAGCGGTGTTACTGCTGCTAATAAGCATGTTTTCCGTACTGCTCAAGCCAATAGATTCTTATTGGATGACTTGAACAAGTTATTCACTAAAGCTAAAAGAATTAACGCTTCTTTTGTCGGCGGTACTCCTAGTGGTGCTCGTCGCGGGGTAACTGACCTCTTGGTTTCTCCTGAAGTCGTTGAAAGCATTCGTGCAATGGCATACAACCCTGTCAACACTAAAGCTCCTAATGGTGCTGCTCCACATAATCAGACTGACGGTATCGCTTTAACAGATAATGTTAGGTCTGAGATTTTCTCTCAGAGTGGCTTGACTGAGTTTTATGGTGTTTCTATCATGGAAGTGTTAGAAATGGGCGTAGGCAAGCGATTCAACACTGTATTTGATACCGTGGCAGGATCTACTACATACTTAGACCATGGCTCTTTAACAGCATCTAGCGTATTTGATGGTGCAACAGAAGAGCTTATTCTTGGTTTAGATCGCAGCCGTGACGCATTAGTTCGCGCCGTAGCTGTTGATTCTGAGTCTGGCGGAGAGTTTAACTTGGTCGCAGATGACCAATTTTCTTCTCGTCAACAGAGAATCGGTTATTATGGATCTCTTGAAGAGGGTCGTATGGTCCTTGACAACAGAGCCATTGTTGGATTGATTATGTAATCTGTCTTTCAGAAGCTTGTAGCGTCACCCTTTCGGGGGTGGCGCTTTTTTATTTGAATAAACACATTTAACCTTTAATATATATAAGATATGACAAGAAAGAAAAAGAAAGCGAAAAAAGTTACATCAGTAGATGATCTTAGCAACTTTTCTAGCGGAAAAATCGAAGATGAAGATATTAGAAAAACGAAAGAGCTTGAAGAGGCTCTTGGTATTAAGCATGTCAATCCTTTCGGCACTAATGATCCTAAGATTTTCGAAGAAAAACTTAATGATAGTAATTTAGCGGACTTGCAAAGATTGTGTCAAAAGGTAGGTATTTTTCCCAGTCATGAAAAGTCTAGGCTAAAAGATTCTTTGAAAAAAGAATTCGCAAGGATCACAAAAGGCTCTAGAACAATAGTCTTACAGCAAGAATTAGATATCATGCATCCTGATCACCCTGATCATCAAAAAGCAAAAAATATTATAGAAGGTTTTTAAATTTTGCTGGTTGACTCTACAGTCAGGACCTAAGGTTCGAAATGAATCAGGTCTATCTACAAGGTGATGCCTGATTCGAGCAACCAGCTGACTGTAATAAAAAAGCCCCCCAAAAAATGGGGGGCTTTCTTTGTTGTTGATTTTAGCCTGCGCTATAAGAAGCTGCTTCAGACTTTTTCTTCCCTAAGGGGAAAAATGAGAGAGTTCTGAACAACTGATAACTGCCATCCATAATTACTCCACTTGAAGTATCATTAGATCCTCCAATTTGACATGAGAATGTTAAGTCAGCTGTTTGATTGTCTCCTATTGTATTAGAGAAAGACTCTCCTTCGAGCCTTGCATTTTTGCACTGAATTTGTATTTTCTTGTCGGAACTTCTTCCTCCTGTTGTTGGTTCACAACCGTACAAAG